GGAAGTAGTACAGGATCACGAAGAGACAGATGTCGAAGAAGTATCTGAAGATCAGGAAACTGGTTCGGATTCAGCAACCGATGATACCGCTAAAGAGCGGGCGGTCGAGTTTAGCGAGGAACAACAACGCGTACTCAATGAGGCCATTGGCAAGAAAGTCTTTAAGCAACGGGAAGCCGAGCGCGAAAGAGACCGACTAGCCAAGGAGCTTGACGAGCTACGTAAGCAGGTTCCGGCGCAGAAACGGCCAGAGGTGCCAGAGTTACCAGACCCCTACGCACTGACCGACGAACAGTATCGGCAGCAGCAGGCCAAACGTGACGATGCACTAAGGCAAGCAGCAGCCTATGATGCGCGACAATCGCAACTGCAAGAGCAGGAGCAGCGCGTCAAGGCGCAACAGGAACAAGCACGGCAGGAGCAGTTGCGGGAAGTGGTTGGCACTTATACCCAGAGAGCGACAAAGCTGGGCATTAAGTCCGAGGAATTGCAGGAGGCATCGCAGATTTGTGGTGCGTTTGGCTTGGGTGGTAATGATCCGTTGACTCAGTTCATTTTGGCTGACGAACAAGGCCCATTGATCACAAAGTATCTTGCAAAGAATCCGTTGGAGCTTGAGCAGCTGGTAAACATGCCAGCGACACAGGCGGCGGTCAGGATAGCTACACTCGTTAAGCAGAAAGCCGTTGCCCTTAAACCGAAGGTAAACACGGCGCCCGATCCGGTAGAGTCTCCGCGATCCTCTGGCACTGGTCAGAAAACGCGAGGCCCGGTAGGAGCCACATTTGAATGAGGCTTAGCACATGGCTAACAATCTTAACAGTAACGTCACCCGCAAGGTGGCTCGCGTATTTCTGGATGCTTTTGAGTCCAGCCGCGTAGTTACAAAAACCGTTGACACTCAGCTTTTGAGTGGGAAGTTCAACCCATCCAGCGGTTCTACCGTTGATTTCAAACGTCCGCATGATTACAACACACTGCGCACTGCCGGGGGTGACATCTCCGGGTCAACCAAGTCTGACATCATCGCGGGCAAGGCAACCGGAACGGTTCAAGACTACTTCACCGCCGCGACCGAATGGGGCAATGTGGAGGAAGCTTTAGAGCTGGATCAACTGGATACTATTCTAAAGCCAATGGCTGCGCGAATCGTCACCGATCTGGAGGTGGATTTTGCCAACTACATTCTGAAAAACAGCTCAATGAAGTACGGCTCACACGGCACTGCTGTAACAAAATGGTCTGATGTGGCTGGTGCGGGCGCTTTCATGGATGCCGCTGGTGTTCCGATGAGTTCAGAGAAGTGTTACCTGATGAACCCATTCACCACCACATCCTTGGCTGACAAGCAGAACGCTCTGAACGCTGACTCCAAGCTGGTTCGTACAGCATGGGAAAAGGCGCAGATCAGCTCTAACTTCGGCGGAGTTATGGCGTTGACTTCTAACGCTCTGGGCAGCTTCACATCATCTACCGGCGCTGATCGTGCTGGTACGCTGACTGCCGCGCCAGACCCAACGTATGTCACTGCAAAGGACACCATGCAGCAAACACTTGCTGTAACAGCTTTGCAGGCTAACATGGTTGTCAAGGCTGGTGACATGGTGACAATCGCTGGCGTTAATCGTCTGAACCTGTCAACCAAGCAACCCATGCTCGATGCAGCAGGTGCTGGAATTCCGTGGACTGGCGTGGTTGTTGCTGATGTTACGCTGGGCGCATTCGGGGAGGGCAACCTGGTTGTTGCTGGCCCTGCTATCTACGAGTCTGGTGGTCAGTACAACACTGTAACAGCGGCCCCGGCCAATGGCGCGGTTGTGACCATCATCAGCGCCTCTGCAACTCTGTACCAGCCTAACCTGTTCTACGCCAAGCAAGCCTTTGGTATCGGCACAGTCAAGCTGCCAAAGCTGTACGACACTGATACGATCGCTACAACCCAAGACGGGTTCAGCATTCGTATCAGCAAGTACGCAGACGGTGACGCTAACACGCAGAAGATTCGTTTCGACCTTCTGCCTGCTTACGCAACATTTAACCCGTTCTTCAGCGGTCATGGGTTCGGTGTAGCATAAACTGACGGGGGCTTCGGCCCCCATCTTTTAAGGTGATAGCATGAAAACATACGTTAAGCCTTCTGGCGCTGAAGTTGAAGTCAACCAAAATTCATACGCTCTGGCTGAATCAATGGGCTGGAAAGTAAAGCAAGATCCAAAGCAGGAACAACCCAAGCGAGTCGGACGACCACCCAAAGCTAAGGAATAACCATGGCCACTGTTGCCGACATAGCAAAGCGGTCATTGCAAAAGATTCTGGTGCTGGAGTCCGAAGCCCCCTTTGAGGCCAGCGAGTTCGCTGATTTCATTGACGAGCTGAACGACTACATGACGGAGCTGGATGCTCGGGGTATTTCATTGGGTTATACGCTGGTTGATACCGTTCAGGACACCGTGACAGTGCCTAACGGGGCGATTAGCGGAATTGTGGCTAACATGGCTATTCGTGTGGCTCCTGAATACGGTGGTGAGATATCTGACGGGCTTGTCATCGCTGCCAAGAACGGTCTTAATGCAATGCGTTTGTTGGGCCAGAGAATGGGTTCAACAAAGCTTCCGTCTACCCTTCCTATCGGTACGGGTAATGGCGAGCGGTGGAGAGACACCCAGTACTATCCGGATGTTGAGGAAGATATTCTGGCAGAAACCACTGGCGCTATAGGCGTGGAGAGCGGTACATAATGGTCGATAGAGCAGATGGGCGCAAGATAAGTGATTTTCTAGCTAATGCAACTGTGGCTGATTCCGATGTTTTTACGTTTGTCTCAGGATCTACTAATTACAAGATAACCAAGTCACAGTTAAAGACAGCGCTGGGTATAGATGGAGGATCAACGATTGCCCGTGGTATTGCGTATATGCAGGACAACGCCACAAATACAGTGATTGCCGCTGCTGCCACGCCCGTTTTGATTGCAGGGACTTGGTTATCCGGCCCTACGAATGACTTTACCGTCAGTGCGGCGGGAAGATTGACTTACACCGGCACTGAAACCCGTGTGATGTCTGTGGATCTGGTGGCCGACCTGTTTCCGGTGACTGGCAACAAAGAGCTGTATGTTCAGTTGGCTAAAAACGGTACTTTGATTGCGGGAACTCTTATCGCCTCACAGGTTACATCTTCAGGTCGGGTGAGTATGACGACTGTCTGGTCATTAAGTATGGCCGAAAACGACTATATAGAGGCGTTTGTAGGCAATAGCACTGATGGTATAGATATTCTGGTATCCAACGCAGTATTAAGGATGAATTGATGCCTACGGTTCAGCTGCCATTCACGCATGGTTACTACGTCAGCGAATCGTTGCCGATGTCGCATCAGGAGTGTACGAACGTCTATGTAGCAATCAATCAAGCCCCCGCACTAGCTAAAGAGTACATTGTGGGAACTCCCGGCATATCCTCCGCAACCACTGCCGGAACTTCGTTAAACCGTGGCGTACATGTCATGCAGGGAATTCCCTACGTTGTTACTGATGGGTTTTTGTACAAGATCAACGAAACGTTCATTAATGGCAATCCTGTTTATTCGTCGACTGTAATTGGGGCTATATCGGGCACTGGGCGTGTTTCAATGGCTGATAACGGTACTCAGCTTTGTATTTTGGTGCCTGGTGGTGATGGGTATATCTATAACCGCTCCACCGATGTGCTTGTACAGATCACTGACACTGATTTCACGGCTAACGGAAATCCGCAGTATGTGGCTTATGTTGATGGTTTTTTTGTGTTCACCACTGATGATAATAAGTTCATCGTCTCTGACATTAACAACGGCCTGTCTTATAACGCGCTGGACTTTGGCACGGCAGAATCAAACCCTGATGAATTGGTGGCTCCGGTAGTGTACAAGAATCAGCTATTCATCGGCGGTGGTCTGACGATGGAGGGATTCCAGAACATCGGCGGCGCTGATTTTCCATTCCAAAGAACAGGTGTGTTTATACAAAAAGGCGTATTTTCCCCTTTTAGCATTATCAACACTGATACAGGCTTTATGTTCGTTGGCGGCGGGGTGAATGAGTCTCCCTCTATATGGTTATGCAATGGATCTGATGTTGCCAAAGTGTCGACGCCTCCTATCGACCTATTGTTAAAACAGATCAACAAAGCCCAGCTTGGACTTATATATTCATGGTCATACGCGAGCAAGGGCAGTTTCTTTGTTGGATTTGCGCTGCCTGATTCCACTATTGTTTACGATCTTTCTTCCCAGCGATGGCATGAAAGGAAATCCACCTACAATGAAGAGCAAAGAGCGTACCGAGTCAATGGGGTGGTGACAGCCTATAACAAGCTGATATGCACAGACCGATATACTAATAAGATCGGCATTTTGGATGATGATGTTTACACCGAATACGGTGAAACGATTATCCGAAGATTCTCCACGATGCCATTTCAGAACGACATGAAATCAGCTTTTTTCCCATCTTTAGAGCTGACGGTGGAGTCTGACACAGGGTCAACCGTTGACCCGCAGATCGTTCTGGATATAAGCCATGACGGGAAAACATGGGGAACCCCAAGACCTAGAGGAATTGGCAAGGTGGGTGATTATATCCGCAGAGCGATCTGGCGCAAGAACGGACGCGCCGCAAGGTTTGATGTGTTCCGCTTTACGTTCAGCGATCCGTTCAAGTTTGTTGCGCTTCAGCTCACGGCCAATATAGTCGGGGGCAGAAAGTGAACCAGCCTAACTACAATCATTCATTACCCATTGTAAACGCCTCTGGCGGCTCCTCTGATGCGTTTCGCAAGTGGATGGCTACTACACAGCTTGGTACGCCCATTATCGGTGACGGAAGCCCTGAGGGTGTTGTAGAGGCCAGACAGTTCCAGTTGTACATCAACGAGAGCGGAACAACAGGGTCTTTGTTGTATGTGAAAGTAAACCCCGATGTTGGCGGTGATAGGACTCAGGGATGGATTGCTGTGTAAAGCCTTTGCTTGATCCGGTGGTGATTAAAGCCATTGCCGAACAGGTATGGGATGAGACCAGCGAAGATGATGTGGATTTTGAGACATGGGAGCCTGATTTAACTGAAGTATGGCTTGGCGCTTATGTTGACAGCGAATTGATCGGACTGTTTAACCTTCACGCGATCACGTCCGTTGCGCTGAAGATACACCCCATGATTCTGCCTGAACACAGAGGGAAAGGGGCATACCGGGCGGCACATTCAGCACTGCGTTGGGTGGTAGAAAATACCACGTTTGACAAGGTGAACTGCGAGATACCCGATATCTATCCGAATGTCATCCGCTTTGCTATTCATTGCGGAATGGTCAAAGAGGGTAAAAATAGGCGAAGTTTCCTAAAAATTGGTAAAATACACCATCAGGTTATGTTAGGAATAACCCGAACAGAAATCGAGGCGCTATCATGAGCAAAGCAGTTAAGTCAGTTTTCGGCGGGACGGATAGAAGCGGCCAGCGAAAGACTGAGGCGCAGAACCGATTATCTCAAGAATATATCAAGTCCCAAGAATCCAAGGCGCAAGGGTATTTATCCAACGCCATGCCGGGGATGCAGGAGGCTACAGCGCAAGGATTCCAAGGCGCTGCCAATGTATTAGGCGGCGCAGTACCCCAGCAGATTGGCGCATTACAGCAAGGCTCACAAGCAGCCCAGCAGTATCTATTGGGTGGTATGCCAGCGTTTCAGTCAGCTTTGATGGGTACACCGATCAACTATGGCCAGTTCCAGAGCGCACCACAGTTTCAGCTTGATCCATCAACATTCCAGCAGCAGGTCTACAACCCCAACCAGCAAAACTTTATGCAGGGCTTTAACCCACTTGGCGGGATGGTCAGATAATGGAATTTACAGACGAAGAAATTCAAGGCTTTCTAGCTGAGTTTCCAGACTTAAGTGATGCAGAAATTGCACAACTTATGGATCAGTACGGCATTGCCCCTGAGCAGATAGCAAGGGCAACAGGAAACCCATTAGAGGTTGCACAGCAGCGTTATCAAGCTGGCAGGCAGCAGTATCAATCCCAGCTTCCGCAGACGGGTTTAGCCGGATCAGAACAAGCCATGCAGCAGGGTTTGCAGAATGCACTTTCCGGAACACAAGCGGGATTCCAGCAAGGCGCTCAGGCGTTAGGGCAGGGGACTCAAGATTCCGAGGCGCTGCTTCGTGAAGCCTACGGGGAGGGATCATACAATCAGCTTGCCAAGCTGGGCGAGGCTGATGCGCTGCTACGTGAAACTTACGATCTTGGTGAGCGCGAGCTGCGCGGCGGGCGTGATGCTGCCGCACAAGCCATTCAGCAGGGTACGGGGCAATCGGCACAAGCGTTAGCGCAAGGCGCTGCTGGCGGTATCGGGGCTTTGTCTCAGGGCGCTCAGGGCGCACGTCAGGACTTGACGCGAGGAAACCAGTCCGCGCTTGCTGCACTTGCTCAGGGGCGTCAAGATATCCAATCAGGCACAGATAGTGCTGTTGGCTCATTAAATCAGGGCTTCGGTCAGGCGCAAGGATATTTCCAGCCTTACATGCAGGCTGGTGAACAGGCGTTAGGTGTGCAATCAGCCCTATCTGGCGCACAAGGACAACAGGCATTTGATCAAGCGTATGTTGATTCGCCTTACGTCCGATTCCTTCAGGAGCAGGGCGATAGGGCTGTCACGCGTAACGCCGCAGCAACTGGTGGTCTGGGTGGCGGAAACGTCATGAAAGAATTAACCCGATTCGGTCAGGGTCTGGCCGGTCAGAGCATACAGCAACAGATTGGTAATTTGCAGTCACTATCAGGAATGGGATTGCAAAGCTCTGGCAGTGCTGCAAACCTTGCCGCACAGCAGGCTATGGCGCAAGCACAGGCACAGCAGTCAGGTGGTAATGCCTTGGCTGGTCAATCTAATCTTGCCGCACAGCAGCAGGCTCAGACAGGCGCTAATCTTGGCAATATTTCCATGTCAACCGGCCAGAACATCGGAAACATGCTTGCTGGAACCGGTCAGGGATTGGCAGGTATATACGGGCAGCAGGGTTCTAACTTAGGGAATCTGTACTCAGGAACCGGCGCTCAGTTAGCTGGCATGGCTCAAGGCTTGGGGTCTCAGGGTGCAGGAATGTACGGTCAAGCAGGATCAAACCTTGTAAACCTTGCCTCTAATCTTGGCACTCAGGGCGCACAGAACCTGTACTCACAAGGTCAGACGCTTGCGTCAATGGGTCAGAACGCTGGTCAATTGGCTGGTAATTACGGATTCCAGACCGGTCAGAATCTTGCACAGAACAGAATGAACGTTGGCAATATGCTCGCCGGTAACATTCAAGGCACCACTGGCGCTTTGGCTGGATCTGCCCAAGGTACTGGTCAGGATATCTCACAGGTCATCGGTCAGCAGTCTGGCAACCTTGCTAACATCCTTTCTCAAGCTGGTATGTCTCAGGCCGACATTCAAAGAAT